ACTAACTTAGTGAACGTCCGCGCCCAATCCACTGTCTCCTGTAGGGTCTTAGTAGTCGCCATCGACTACCTCTTACCCTACGATGTGGGGTGCGCGGGTGGGAATGCGAATGAGACGGTCATACTCTTTATGGTCAGGCGCACAGGTCATGCCGCAGAACTGGCACACACCTCGGCGCACACCATCTGAGTTAGTCATCCACGCAATACGACTGGTGTTGTCTTCGCGCAGATGGCCACAGAGTTCGTACTTCGCCTCGTCATTGCGGCGCTTCTTCGCAATCTTCTCGCGCATTCTTAGACGCGATTGTTCTTTCGACCTGAGAGCAGCCTCGTCCACGACGGGTGCGCGGGCGGCTTTGACCAGCGATTCAAGCTGGTCGGGGGTCATTACAACGGCGTGTTCATCAGCCATTTAGTTCTCCTTCTTTGGTTCTGAGGGTTTTGGAAGCTCAAACATGGGCGGGTCGCCGGGATAGGGAAACTCGCCATTGTCCAGCAATCGACTAAGAATGGAAAGGACGGACATCACTTCCAGGCCGGACAGTTCACACTGCTCGACACCAAGAGTATAGCCATCTGTTGAGATTACCAACCGACGCATTTTGTTCTCCCTTTAGCGGATTTGCAGCGCGTCGCTATTATCGGCTACAACTGCGTGCGCTGTACCGTCTTTGTCCTTGTAGTAAATCAGGACGTTGTCATCGCCAGTCAATGAGACACTGAATAGAGCAGCGGCATTGAGTCGGGTCGCTGTCGCATCGATGATGCAACTATTGACTGTGGTAGCTACGGCACTCTCACAGCGGATGAACGCCTTGGTCGGTTTGGCAGCAGCGAGTGCGGATTCAGAGTCATTGACAAGTTGGAGAACCCACGGGCCATTAGTCACAGTGCCTGCACCAATCAGACGGATGCGAGCCCCGGCCTGTGTGGTCAGGGTGCCGGTGCCTTCCGTGTTGTCAGAGATAATCTCCACCCCATAAATCTTGCCTATGGTCTTACCCTTAGCAAGAGCTTGGATAGTGGCTCCCTGGATTTGGCCGCTAGACGAGTCTTCCCGGTTGGCGGCGCGGGCGTCAAAGCCCTGCACGGTGCCAGTCATGGAAGCGACGCCATTCTCGGCACTGGCTCTGAGTGCGGTGTTGGTGCCAGTCAGGACGTTGGCGGTTTGCTTACAGGTCACGTCCATCGTGCGAGAACCACCAGCCAGCGAGCGGGTATTGTCGTCTACCCGAACGAGGTTGTTGGCCGCACTGGACTTGTGGCCTTTGACGTACAGGACTTTCTGTGCTCCAAAAGCCCCGGTGAGATAGACACCAAAAGCCGGTTTCTGGAACCGAAAGTGCCTGCCTTTACTTGTAGATGCTACGGACATTGAGATACTCCTATAGGGTCAGAGTCTACCGACCCAGGTAGTTAGTTAGATTTGTACTACAGTGCTTCCGCTTCAAAGAAGTCGCAAACAGCATTCTGAGTGGTGTCTGAGGTGTCCTCGAAGTTGCCGACTACAGTGAAGGCAATCTCGGCAGCCGGGTCAACGCTTGTGGGGATGTTGTCGAGCAGGGCTTCGGCATCAAGCAACGAATTGACAATACTCCAGCCCTTGCCGTGCAAGTCTTGCTCGTCGGCGTCGGTCTGAAGGATTGCTTCGATGTACCAGGCAGCGTCTCCTGTAGCCACTTCACGGGCCGTGCTGGCCTCGATGATGGTGTTGGAGCCGATGGTGGATGAGTCGCCGTGGTAGAGGGTAACAAGGAAAGTCCCCGCAGCCGCTCCAGTTTCCACTCGACCTCCAGCCTTGACTCTAAAGAGTCTACTTCCCGCGGTGGAGCCGGGCGGCAGCCTTAGACGTAGGCGGACTGCGGTAGACTGACCGTCAGCGAACTGAAAGTCGGCTCCCGACGCCGCGCCCTGGCCAGAGTTGCCACCGAACTGCTGTGCAACTGCAAATGTGCTAGCATTAGGCATTTATGTTTCTCCTATTTGAAGTCTGACACATGATAGTGCCAATACTTGTTCCAGTCAGCCGGTGTATAGCCGTAGTGTGTACGGACTATCTCACTGACTTGACTGAAGGTGATGGCCCTCCGCTTCAGAAGATGCAGAAGAACCGTGCGCCAACCGCGACGCTCCTTGCAAGGGAGGTCGGCTCGGTCGGTTGTGATGATGCTCCACTCCGGCAAGAACCCGGTGTTGAATGCCACCAGGTAGCGTTTGCCACGAGTGTCGTGTGAGTAGAAGCCAGCTACAGCCGGGTCGTTGAAGCTGGTCTCCATAACCACACTATGGATGTATTTGCGGACGTAGTTGAATAGAGCTACGTGCGTCATGCCACGACCCAGGCGACGTTCGTTCTCTTTCCAACTGTCCTGCTCAGGTAGGCGGTGCTGAGCAAGTTGGCGGTCAGTGTCCTCAAAGCTCCTTGCGAGAGCTTCGCGGCCAGCGATTCGCTTAACTTGCTCAGTCGTGCCTACGAGCATGGCGTTGATTGGCGAACTAGGTGATGCTGGTTTCGGAGCGAATCTGACGCAGACGAATCGTCGAGCCCGGTGCCCGTAGGGCAGCGAACCGGAAGTTGTATGCGACTGACGCGCCAATGACACCAGCGGGGTCAGCGACGGACGGGCTCCAACGCTTGACGGACAGACGGAAGTTCCGGTCTTGCGGAATCTCAGTCGAGCCGAGCGAAACAGTGAAGACGGCGTCCTGACCGATGACGTAGGTATGGTAGCCGACTTTCGCCCCGGAGGGGAAGGCGGCGGTTGAGCCTGTGGTGGTGGTCTCGATGAAACGAACACCAGCAAACTCAGTCACACGAAAGCCCTGAATACCACGTTGCAATTCACGGGCACCCGACTCGCTGCGCTTCAACACGTCTGAGACACTACCGGCGGTATTGTCATTCAACAGGTCAAAGGCTGCGAAGGGATGGATGATGCCCATGAAGAGCCCACCTGCGGCGGGACGAACATCGTCCGAGCGCAAGTCCATCTCGGCCTGTCTGACGATTGAGCCGGACATGAACTCGTTGTCGGACAGGTCAATCCGTCCGCCAGTTTGGGAGGCGGTAGTCTCGAACTCTGACCGAGCCAGGGTATTGGCCGTGAGTGCGGCGCGATAGCCCATCTCGGCAGCCGAGTTCTCCACGATGGGGTCGATGGCAGTCTCGTCCAGAATGTCCGAGAAGGACATAAAGTCAAAGTACTGTTCGACCGTCGCAGACCGATTGACGGTGGTAGGAGCGATTCCCACTCCGACGGTGCCTTCTGAGCCAGGCGTAGTGTTGGCAGCCAACAGACTGTATGAGAACATCTGAATGGTCTTGCCGCTGCGATTAGGCAGCTTACGACGGGCAGAGGCGGCAACGAAGGGCAGGTTAGCCTTCAGGTTTTCAACTGCGATTTTGTCATACCATACTGTAGCCAGATGAGTCAGGCTAGCAGTACCAGTTTGAACAGAAGCGGGCTGATAAGCCATTTGGTTAAGCCTCTATGATAGAGTAAAAACTAGGTTTAAGTGGCGGGATTGCGAAGCCGGTGCATCTCGCGGGCAATGCGTTCGCGGGACTCTTCCAGGGTGCCTTCAAGCAACTTATTCACGTCAGGCAACGCACCCGCTTCCTCAGCCGCCGGTACAGGCTTTTGACCTGCATCAGCGCCGGACAAGCCGGTTTGTGTGCGTTTCACCTTCGTAGTTGCCGGTTCTTTCGACTCAGTCGTAGTTACCGACGGTTTGGCAGGCAGTTCGAGCAATGCGCCATCCATTGCCTGCTGATATGCGTAGGAGAGGTTCTGCTGGGTGACCGGCAGTTCCTCATCTTCCAAAATTCCTAATAGAGCGTCCGAGTTCGCCTTGCTAGGCAGGAACTCCGGCGTGGCAGTCACGAACGCTTGTGCGCCCGCCTGCTCTTCTATCTGCGAGACCATCTCACCAACCTTTTCACCCGTTGCTCTCAGGTCAGCGAGTTTGAGTCCTGTGCTGGCCTCGAATAAGCGACCAAACACCTTGCTGGGATTAACGCTCAACCCTGTTGCAAAATCAAGGTCATCCTGTACCGAAACCTGGATGGGCTCGGCGAAGGGTCGCTCAGTCTCGACTACGCGCTCTCGCTTCTGCGGTCGAGCGCGGGGCTTGGCTCGTTGTAGCTTCCTAATCTCTTTGGTGGCGTTGGTCTGAGCCTCGACCAACTTGTCAATCAACTCGGCTTCGGAGTCGGCCTCAAACTTTTGTACGCCGCTACCGTCGCCAAGGTCAATCTCTTTGACGAACTTCTTAGGCTCGCCAGCGACAGGTTCCTTTGTAGGTTCCTGTTCCTGTACTTCAAATACGTCTAATTCAGACGCCAATCCGAAATCTGACATTTTATCTCCTTATCAATCCGATAGGTGAGAGCACCTGTTTAGCGAACTACTCTAGTATACCACATCTTTGGGGCCTGTGTCAAGCCCCTCGTCAGCGCCAGGCAGAGGATTCTGTGTGGCGGCCAGGGGAATTTCACGAGCGACCCTAATTGCTTCATTTACATCAAGTTGGAAGCGATGGAAGAAAGCCCGATAGGCGTTGGCTCGCTTCTGATAGGCCACGATGACGTTGGGGTCGGTGCTGGTAGAGTTGAAGAGGTTAGCTTCTGACTCGGCTACGATGGACTCCATCATATCGAGGAGGACATCCCAGCCCGGCGAGAAGGTCAAGTCGTAGAGATACTTGCCTCGCTCGAACAGTTTGATTAGCTCTTTATCCTGCGGGTTGCTCGGTTCCACCTACCACCTCCTCTAGTCTGGCTTTCAGGATGTCCCTGCCAGCCTGCCCTTCGAGTTTCTGTTCAGCCTCTCGACTCTTCTGCTCGGACTTCTGCGCCGCCAACGCCTGTGCAGCTACGGCAGGATTGTTCATCAGCCGTCGCTGTTGCTCTTGGGGCGTCATGGCTACTATCACGTCGGTCTTATTGGGCCAGCCACTCACGTCAAAGACCATGTTGACCAGCTCGCCGAAGTTCACCTTCCGGCCCTGCTCAGCCAGCGCGGCGATGACCGGCTCATTGGTGATGAACTGGAAGAGCAGAGGCAGTGATTGGGCCATGCTGGAGCGGGCCTGGAGCTTGCCTGCCGCCAGTATCTCGAACTCGAACCGGCCATTCAGGATGTCAAGAGCACTGCCTTCGTACTGGAGGGCTAGCTCTTCGTTCAGGATGCGCTGTACCTGGCTGGGCATCAGCCGTGTACGGTTCATCTCTGTGAAGGCCCGCAGGATAGGCACATAGACCTGGTCGGCCAGATTCTCAATGAAATACTGGATGCGAGTGCCAGCGCCAGCGGATAGGGCATTGATACCAGTGGCTGTTCGTCCGAAGGTCGAGCCACTGGACGGAATGGTGCCTTGCACCACCAGCTCGTTGGCTCCTGTGCGTCGTTGGGCTCGCTTGTCGCTGGCGTCTACTTCGGCGAAGGATTCAGGGACGGCGGGCTTCCGGTCAATGGGCGTCACGCCATCCTTCTGGTCGCTGTCGATGACTCCGCCAGGACGAACGCGGATTTGCTGGGTAGGCGTGTTTGCGCCACGGACGCGGATGAACATGCCGTTCAACATCAACGACAAGTCATCGAGCCGGGCATTGATGACGCCCTGCTGAAGACGCTGTTCCGGCCCAATCAGTTGGGTCACACCTATGCCATAGAACTGGTTGGGCACGTCGCTATAGACGGTAGAGACGAAGGGGATGACATTGAACTCATTGCGTTCTGACCGGAGCACCAGCTTCCGCTGAAGGACAGTCACAACTCTATCCTTCGACCAATACTCTAGCACCTCCAGAGGATGCTCCAGGGGATTGACTGACGTGTCCTCTTCGACCTTGGCGGGCTCGAACTCTTTGGTGAAGGAGGTTAGGGTGCCGCCCGTAGTCTGGCTGGCTAGGGAATGGATGGCTTCCTCCTTGGGAGGGAAGAAGAAACTGACTAGCTTGGCTTGGTCTGGAATGTCGTAGCCGTCTACGTCGCGGAGGTTGTCAAGCTGGCGAATGGTCATGTAGGCTTGGTGGATAACGTACTTGGCCTTGCGAACGTCGGGCAGGCGCAGGCCAGGGTCTACGAAGACGTGGCGGAGGTTAAGAGCCTCGAAGGTGGGGCGGTTGATGACCTCATCTTCGACTATCACCTCCAGGTCGTCGGTGTCCGGCGTCTCGACTTGCCGTAGCTGGCCAGTGATGGGGTCTTCGATGGTGGGAGGTTCAGCCACGCGGCGGACACGCACTTTAGATTTAGTCTCGGTGAGCCAGCCCCACTTGCCGATGCCAGTGCCATAGAGGAGGGCCGACTTAGCTAGCAAGCGTATCTGCTCGCGGAAGAAAGTCTGCTCCAGCTCCCAACCTAGAATGCCATCGTTGGCGCGGGCGGACGGCATGCTGGTGCCTGGACGCGGGCGGCTCATGTACGGGGGAGTCTGGAGGAAGAGGGTGTTGATGACCTGGGGCAGTAGCGACTCGATGTGCTCGTAGACGAGAGGGACACCTAGATGGGCGCGGGGGACTGTGGTGCCCTCCCAGAATGCCATCGGCACCCGAAAGAGGTAGAGGTCGTCGTAGCGGTTGAAGCGCCACATGAACATATTGGCCCACGCCTCGGCCTTCTTCATATCCCCCACTACTAACCTGAGAGCAGTCAGGTCTTCGGGTACTTGGCGAGGGAATAGGCTTTGGGCCTCGGTGGGCTGGATGTCGCGCAGGGCTTCGGGTTGTTCTTGCAGAAAGGCCATTAGCCTATTAGACCTCCGCCTAGTTCAGAACCCAGCTCCCACGAGTAGTGGGGCGCGGCTATGACTTCAATCTCCTCGTCGCGGTAGGGAATCTCCACTTTGGAACGGTAGTTCTCGACCAGCATGGCGATGGCGTCGGGAATGTCGTCGTGGACGAACTTGGGGAAGCGAGCGAACTCTTCGATGAGAGCGTCCTGGTGCGTCATGCCATTGATGAAGTAGAGCTTGTTCTGACGCAGGAGACCTTCCAGAGCGCCGATGCGGGCCTCCTTGGAGTTCTTCTTATAGTTCAACCGGAGCCATTGGATGGGCAGGTGGATGCGAAGCTCGCGAGCCTTTGCCTCTAGTGCGGGCAAGAGAAGCCGAGAGCCGCCTGCCTCTTCGATGCCGATGAAGACGGGCTTGTACTTGCGGGCCGTGGCGATGATAGCATTGACCAGCTCGTGGGGGAGGTAGCGGCCACGCACGATGTCAAGCACAAACAATCGGCCTTCCCAATCGAACGCGCCTACCGCGCCCACGGTGTAGTCAGCACGGACGCCGGTAGAGAAGCCTAAGTCCCAGCAGACGAAGGTACGGAAGTCCAAATCTTTGTCCTTGTCGGGCTTGGGCATACCAGCGAAGGGCATGAAGTGGTCACGCATGAGCTTCTCTGGGAACTGGTGCGACTCGCCGGGGATGGGGTTGTTGAGATACTGGCAGTTGAACAGATAGGGATTCTCCTTCTGGATAGTCTTCAGCTTGGCCAGGGTGAAGCGTTCAGGGAACAGGATGTCATACTCGACCTCTGCTCCGGTCAGCTTGGTCTTGCGCCAGGCGGGCCGCATGTGGACGCGCCAGGATTCCGGGTCGCTGTCAAGTATGTGCCCGTAGAGGTCGCTAAAGTCATAACGTGTGCCTATCACGTCGCGGTAGCCATGTGGTTCTAGGATGGGCGTGGTGTAGTGAAAGGCTTGGATGGTCTTCTCTATCTGGTCTTTGGTGGCGACGTTGGTCTCATTCACCAAATCGTCGCACTTGATGATGTCGTAGTGGGAACCGGCTTTGACTGAGTCGATGGTGGAGATGGAGACTGTGGGTTCGCGGAGGCGGAGGTGTGTGCGGGCTAGGGTGGTCATGCCATCGGCAGTGCCGAAGTCCCCGACTTTCTTCTTTGGGCAATGCTCAATGAACATTTCCCGAAAGAGCTGGTTGTATTGGAAGTGATATTTAATCTCTTTGTTCATCCGCTGAGCCAACTCACGAGTGCCAGACATAACGAGGATACGAGTATTAGGGAAACAAAGAATCCACTGAATAATGTCGCAGATGTCGAGGGTAGTCTTGAAGTGCCCTCTAGGGTCAAGTAGCAGTCGTTGCTTGACATCGTCCTGCTCCTCGAAGCTCTTGGTTGGGTCTTTGTGAACGAAGAGGTCGCACACCGGCTTGTGGACGTGCGGCACGAGGTCATAGCCTAGTATCTCCTTAGCGAGCCAATAGAGGTCTGTCTGGGCACGCCGCCGCCATTCCTGACGTTTCTGCTCCAGTTTGTCGGGCACTACTCAGCGAGGTCTTTCAGACGAAGGACTGCCATCTCGATGACGAGGTTGATAAGGCTGTCCTTTATCTCTAGGCCACGAGCAACGGCTTCTGCTTTGATACGGGTAAAGGCTACGGTACGTTTCTCTGGGTTTGACCGGGTGCTAGCTACCAACTCGGCCACGATGGCGAGAATGACTTTGCCAAACGCACTGCGGAACATCTCTTTGGCTGCGTTGGCTAGAGCTTTGGCGGCGCTCTTACCGAAGAGTACGACCACAAACTTCTTGAAAAAACGACCTAACTTCTTGAACCATCCAAACATTACTTTCTCCTTTTTACTTTTCTTCGTGCTATAACAAACTTGCGCTTGGCTCGTGGTGAGCTAAGGATGCGGCGGACTCCGGCTCGACGCTTGCGACGTTCTCTTGGGGTATGGCTTGGCATTATGGCTTCCTCTTTTTGAGAGTGCTAAGAACTTTGCTGGCTGCTTCGTGTTTCTTCTTAGCTGCCTCAAGTTTCTTTTTAGCTGCTGTGCGCTTGCGAAGAGCCTCAGCTAGGCCAACGGGGATGCCTGCGCGTGGGCCAATGACCGGCTTGGGCTTGCGCTTCTTGCCTTTTAGAACTCGGACTGGCGGCTTGACTTTGGCGGCACGCCGTCGCTGGGCATCTTTAGCTGGGGTCTGTGCCATCTTCTCTCTCCGCCAGCTCTTGTAGAGCTGTTATATCTGCTTTGTCTACGCCGCCGTCTCGCTTGTCTATGACGCCTAGCATCTGGGCAGCTAGTTTGGTGGCCTGGAACCGGACGCTGCCGGTCTCCTGCATGCTTTCACGGATGGCCAGCCATATCTCCGAGATGGTCACGGGCTTGGCACCATCGAACTTGCTAATGACTGCGACGATGGGCGGTCGGGCTAGGTTGCGGCGGCCTATGCTGACGGCAGACTTTTCGTCTTTGCAATCGTAGGCGACGGAGGCGGCCTCGATAGGATTGCGCCCATTGCCCAGGTAGCTGACAAGGAAGACCTGTTCCCGCTGCGTGCAGGCTTTGTATTCGGGTTCCTGTTTGAGTTCGTCAAGAGTCATAAGCTATCGGAGGCTTCGAGCTTTGTCGGGCTTAACTACTTCGCTTCTAATGTTTGAGTCAATAGAGAAAATCGAAGCGTCGGCAGTCACAGCAATAGCTACGAAGTCTCGACGGCCAGTTCTATCAGGAACCACATCTGCGGAGAAGACGGCAAATCCGTCAGGGCCAGGGATAGGCAGGGGGCTGGGCAAAGGAACATTTGCTACAGGCTGGTCATGGGAGCCGTCGTTCTTGAGAGTGAAGAGCTGGAAGCCAGTCACCCCAACGTTCTCCGCCAGATTGTAGTCCCAAGTGAACGTGATGGTAGACGGTTGAAGCGCAAACGCCAGTGAGGCCAGAAGAAGCAGTCCCCCCAATAGAATTGTGCTCTTTATCAGTTTCATGTTTCTCTCCTAGAATAGAACAAAGTTATAGCCGCCCGCACAACGGATGCTGCCTGTACTCGCCTTTGCTTGGAGAACGATGTCGCTTTTGCCCGCTATGCTTAGGGCGAAACCATAGGGATGCGCTACATCGCTTGCGAATACGACAATCTTGAGCTTGGTCTGGAAAACACTGCCAAAAGGACGGACACGGAGACGAAAAGTAGCATCGTCATTCTTGCCGACATTCATAAACAGGAGGCTAAGAACGACAGTCTTATCGGCTGGAACGGCAAAATGAGTTTGAAGAGTTTGATTTTCGCCCACAGGAATCTCTGAGATGACATTGGCACCGGAGGAGATAGTGATGGTGCCCGCGTTCTCTGCACCTGACCCGGCTGTAAGGACAGACATCCGATTGACTCGGATGAAGGAGCCAGTTGTTTGCACGTCGGATTGGCCGTTCATGGTCACGTCCTCTTCAAGTTCTGCCCAATTCGTGTCGAGCCCCGCCACTCGGATGGTTTGGGCTCCTGTCCCTGCCGAGGTGTCTGCTGTGCTAGTGGAGGTAACGTCCAGTTGAGCGGCGGCAGCTAGATATGTGAAGGTTCCACTATTCGACCAAACATCCTCGAAGGTAGTTCCAACGGAGGCATTTTCTCCAAACTTGTTGTCGAGGGAGGAACCCTGGACAAGACCTTCGGCAATACCAAGAGTTCCTATCTGAGGAGTGCCTAACCGACCGCTCATAGCTTACCATACAAAGCGAAGGCCGAAGCCAATTCCGACGCTGTGGCCTGTGGTGACGGCGGTTTGAGCCACCCACCAATACTTCGCTCCGTCTCTGTGCCAGCGATAGCCAAGGTAGCTAGCGCCGATAGCGATGGGGAGTGCGATGGCGTAGGCTCGCTTACGACCTGGGCGCAGCAGCGGGTTGGCTTCGCGGCAGGTGCCTTGGCTAATGCAGTGCTGTGTCAACTCGATGTCGGCCACGGTGGTCGCTATGGTAGCGGCGGTCAGCGACCAGAACCAGCTTGCGAGGATGAAGCAGAGTGTGGGCATTAGGGTGAGAATATGCTATAGATTGGCAATCTGTCTGAATTAGCCGTTACCGTTCCTAGCGTGGCGGGCAAGACACCTGCCGATGAAGTATTGGCCGCCAGTCCAACAAGGGCACCAGTATCTTTCAGCAAGATAATCCCACCTAGTTCAGTCATGAGTCGTCTGAACTGAGTGTTAGAGTCGTCGGTGGTTTGTGCCTGATAATAAACGCCTGGCTCTAATGTGACTGCTGTGATAGATGTAACATTCCTAGCAACGGCTTCTGCATCAAGTGCTCCCGTATGAAGCAGCCTGTTCCCACCTATGTCATAAAGCCCTACGCCGTATTTCTTTCCAGATGCACCTCCGGTAGTTACTTCGGTTGTTATGTTTCTAACCACCGCCCTGAAAGGAAGCACAAACTGAAATACTCGCGTCTCTGTAGTTCCGTTTGTTGCGACTCCAGCACCGCTTAGGGCCAAGTAAAGTGAAATGCCAACAAAATACCCCTCCCCCGCCGTATCCACCGTCGCTACGACGCCGGGGAGTCTAGGAAGTCGGCCAGGCATTACTGACGCTCCCGTCGGACTTTGGCTGTGATGTTGCCAGTGGACTGACCACTGACGCGGGTACGGAAGAGCTTGATGCCGGACAGGTCAAAGCGGAAACGTTCGTCAAGGGTGGTGCCAGTGGCTGTGGTGACTAGGACGCCATCCTTGACTGTCTCGCCTTGGAGGGAGCCCCAGGTCGAGCCGTCGATGGAGCCTTCGAAGGTCACGGTGCCGTCCCAGCTAGCGGCGGCTGTCAGTTGGACGCCGACGAAGCTGAAGTTCTGGACGTAGAGTTCGACACCATCGGAGGTGGCATCGGAGACGGCATCCAACAGAGTTATCTCGTCAGGATAGATAGGGGTGGGAAAGGCCATTAGTTCGTTCTCCTCATAAAAGTATGGGCTGCTGCTTGACTACGCTATTTCACCAATGGCTATTGGCTTACGCATATAGCTGGACGCAGAGAGGAACCACTCACGGGTGGTGTCGTACCCAGCGCGGCGCAGTAGGCGGGAGCAACAGCCCAAAACTCCAAAGCGCCTGACTATCACCTACCAGTAGTATAGCACATGGGCGGGGGGGCTGTCAAGGGGCTCCATGACCAGGTGGAGACTCTGTGGAGACGGCCTCTTTTACATTACCCCCCTACCCCCCTTTACAGCATTACCTGTATGTGCATGTACCCCCTATGTATATGATTCGATGAAACTTAAATATGTGTATGCACACCTATTATTCATCCTGTTAATTAGAATTAGTCTAAAACTAATTACAACTTGCGTGAATGGAATTGTTCTTAGTCTAAATCGCCGGTTAGTTATCTGGAATTAGACTAATTCTAAATAAGGAATAGACAAAGAAAAGCCCCGCTCTGTACTAGCAACGGGGCTTAGTGGTTAGGCTGGTCTGGATTCGCCGCGTGTGATAGCTAGAAACAACCGCCTATCAAACGCCTGGACATTCTCTTCCAACATATCGGCCAGATAGTTAGCAGCGTAGCAGACCGGACAACTCTCTGCTTTCGCTTCCGCCGACATATCTTCGTGGGCTTGACACAATGCACGCCCGATGTAAATCGCATCTTTGCCTGTCATGTTGCCACCTCAGTCAACCGACTATCAGGCATCGTCGCACCACGCCAGCACTTGCACTCCAGCTTATACTCTCCCGCGTGCTTACCCTTGACCGCACGCCGCACAACCGCTTGCATCCCGTGAATCCAACACAATAGTTTCAGCATATCACTCTCCTAGCACTTCAGCCCGCCCACTCCGTAGAGCAAGCGGGATGCTGCACTAGGCTAGAATCTTGTCTAGCGTAGTCTGTGCTTGCTTCTCTTGTGACGCGGCGCTCGAACCGCTGGGCGCATCGGCGGGCAAGTAAATCATCGGCCCGAACTTGCGGGGAATCAGCACGATTTCACCCGTCTCCGCCAGCGCATTCATGGCTTCGATGGCCTGCGTTTTGTCCCACCCATATTGCTTACGCAACGCGCCATTGAAGCCGGAGAATACAACGTGTATCCCCTTGCTCTTACTTGTGTCCCGAAGCGCCAGTATCGCACGCTTCACGAACGCGAACAACTTCATTTCCTTCTGTGCTTTTGCCATGTCACTCTCCGTTTCCAACGTAGTCACATCTGTTATGATGTGCCACGCTCAGGGTATCATACCTAAGCGCCGAGTCAAGCATAATCGTATGAGTCATTTAGCCCACCCCATATGGCAACCAACGTGCTAGGCGCGCATTTTGCCTGCCATTCCAGTATGGCACTCGACTTGCTTGCCTAAGCATTTGTCGTACCAAACCACGAACGGCCACTGAAATGCTTGCGCTGCACGTTGATGGCCAAAGAAAACACTTGACAAAAGTTTTTTCTGTGCTAAGCTCAAAAAATCTCGGAGAGAAAATCGAGAGAGAGAGACAGGGCCATAACCGGAAACATCTGGTAGGCGAGTGGAAGAGAGCGGCACACACCGCCATGCAGACCACCGTAAGCTAGGCTAGTGACCTAGCCCTACTGCCACAGACACCGGCACGCTAGTCGTACTCTAGTAGGCAATCTAGCTACCCTGCTCCACCAAGTCAAGCTAGTGTGGTGAGTGCGTTAGGTCAGCGAGCAAGCAAACTCCTAATTCCTCACGTCTAGCCTGACACACCACAAGACGGGCTAGCCGAGTATAGCATCCCGAATGCAGAGAACCTGGCAAGCACAGTCTAGCAGAGCACTCCATGTGAGGCGAACTAGCTAGGCTACGAGCAGGGATAAGCTAGGCGCTGGTAAAGAGATTCTCTTAGAGATACCGAGCGCCCCATAGGTCAAGGCTAGTGCATACTGTGGGTTACATGCTGTCAAGGGACAGCGAGTGGCAGGGCAAACCGATAAGCTCACCCAAGCCACTGAATTTAGAGGGTCGAGGTCTAAGCACAGCTTCGCCGCTGAAAGAACTAGTCTATTAGCTAGTCACCGACGGCCCTCACTATCTCCTCACCATCGAGTGAGGGCAGCAGGACTACACCAAGCAAAGGAGACAGACAATGTGGATATTTAACTCAGCAGTAGGTGCCTTGATGATAGTCATGTACTATCAAGCGAAGGCAAGAGGAGAGACAGGCTGGATGGTAGGCTTTGCCGTCATCGGATTTCTCAACTTCACCTTTGCCTACCTCGGACTTTTCTACTAAGGAGACAGACAATGGATATATGGGTGACGGGTATAGTCATGGCAGGGCTTGGCTATATGGCAGCGCACATCAGACTAGCAAACAACTACATCAAAGCGAGGGCATACTTATACAAGGCCGCCGAGGTACTAGATGAGTGTGTCAAGCTCGAAGCCAGGATGTCTGACCGGAGCAAGGTGAACGGGAGCGATAGGCAGACCAAATTACCCTCAGACCAGGCGTAAGTACCGCCTTCGCCGTCCACCTGGCGGCACACAGCAAGAGCAGGGTGCCACTCGCATCTGGCGTGACTATTGCGAGCTACTCCTAACATGGGAGGAGCGATGTCGCTTAGGTGCCAAGTATGGCAGCGGCACCATCAAGCGAGGAGTAAATGGGACGAGGAAGTAAAGCTGGTTGTTATCGTTGCCATACTTTCCAATCATTAGGGAGCAACGGATTCTGTGCCTCTTGCAATAACTCGCGCTCAAGAGAATATTACAGGAAGAATCCAGAGAAGAAACTTCTTCATTGCAACCGAAGCAGAAGGTTATTACGCGAGAAGGCCCATCGGATTCTTGGTGACAAGTGCATTCACTGTGGTATTAGGGACTACCGTTGTATGCAGATAGACCACATCAATGATGATGGCTATAGAGACTCCTTAGACACGGCTGGGATTTGTCGTAAGATAATCAAAGGGGATAAGGAAGGCTACCAGCTACTGTGTGCCAACTGCAATTGGATAAAGTTATACAACAGCAAATCATATTGGAAGAGGAGAGGGCATGGCAAGGAAGAGCAAGGCACAGATTAGGATAGAGCAACTCGTGCAGATAGAGAGGCATACCATGCCGAACCTCTACTGCACCGTCGTCGAGGTGGAGCTGCCTGACCTAGACCACGGCTGCTCACCTGAATGTGCATGCCTAGTCAAGAAGGAGACAGACCATGACAAATGAGAATGTCACTAGGCTAGGGATAGAGTTGGCTAAGCAAATCATACGGCAGCACTTCGAGAACGACCAAAGGAACCTTGCTTCCCTCAGTGACTTGCGTTGTGAATGCCGTCTATGCTCTATAGCTCGTCAACTATTGGCAGAGGAGAAACTATGATGACTCAAAATATGAGTGAATACATTGCACTCGTAGTCAGACTTGAAGTTGCTGCCAAGGCAGTATTACACCAAGGATTGACGTGCGATACCCGTCTCGCACTAGAGGAAGCACTCGAAGCTCTTGACACATGGTTAAAGGAGAACCTAACATGACCATCACGGTACGTGAGCTGACTCGCAAGTGCAGCATCCACGGCACACCACTCGCCAGCCGACCAGTCGATGGCACCAAGGGCCAGCTAGTGGGCCTCCTTATGTGGTGTCCCATCTGTGACCACGCCGCGAAGAACATCAACTACTCACGCTGACTGCTCCGGTCAGACAACAAGAGAGGTGAGGTATGAAACCAAGACTATTGCGTATCGAAGAGATAGATAGACCATGCTCTAGCGCGCAGGCAGCTATGACGCAGGCTCTTGTAGACGCCAAGCTACCAAGGAGGAGCTGGCTACGTCGCATGTGGTGGAGACTGACAGGCCGAGGTGGTCGCTACTCGTTTGTGTTCACTCATGGTGTATTGGTCGAAGCCGACGGTAAAGAGCGTTACATGACACGTCCTGAGTTGGACGCTCTGGCTCAGACATGCTCTACTGGAAGAGAGGTGAAACATGGGACATAAGGGTGGGAAGAGAGGGCCAGGCAGGCCACACAAAGGGCACATAGCTGACTCTGCTCGGTGTATCACGAGGAAGCAGGCCCGCAAGGAGAAGCTAGGCTCTCGCATGGCTGCTCGTCGTGTGTCCTGCCCCGCCTGCTCCGGTCAGTTCAATCGGTGTGAGTGGAAGCGCCACTCCCAACGCTGTGACCCCAAGAAGGAGGCGAAACATGAAAGCTGAGGACTATCCCCTTTGTCCTAAACATCAGACTCCACTCAAGCAAGAGAGATTGAAGCTACATACCATAGTGTGGTGTGCTGACTGTGACCAGGGAGGGGGACAGATATGGATGGGAAGAGTGACAAATGAGGTGACACATGAAGAACAAAGCTGAAGTAGGTATCTTCGTTGGTGTCCTGCTACTGCTAGGCATGACTATCTTGGAGTTTGCACGTCTAGCTGCACTAGCCGCCAACTTCTAGTCATGGCTCACATAGTCCAGCAAATCTCAGTTTTCTATACGAAAAACCCTCATACTAAGGCGTGGTGTAGAGGTGCGCCTGATTGGCAGACACCTATGATGCACACTTCCAAGGTAAGCATGAAGCTCTATCTCGTGGCGGGTGTACCACAAGAAGAGGGGGTAATACATGATTGGTGGTGTGAGGAGTGCTGTCGAGAGCGAGGCTGGCTATGGTAGCTGAGAGATTAGAGTTCTATCGCTATGATAGCCTATATCAACAGCATCGTCATAACCAAGGCCACTGTTGGGCAGGCTATCTTGAGAATAAGAGGGATTATCTTAAGTCAGACCGAGCCTATCGAGTGCCTAGCTCTATAAGTGGGGAAGATACTGCCTTTATCTACTGTGAGGCTTGTTGTTATGAGAAGGGTTGGCTCTGGTGAGGCATGCTTACCAGTAGGAGCACCCCGTAGCGTCAGCGGAGGGGGCGGTGTCGAGGGCTAGAGTTCCTTAACTACCACTTGCATTGTCTTGTCATCTATGAGATACTGACGTGGTGGGGAGCAGCGATAGTCTATGACACTAACACCCTTACCTTTGTTGCACGGCCAACACAACGCTTGGAGATTGTATGTCTCTGAACTACCCCCGTACCAGATGGGAACCACATGGTCAACCCCTAGTATGCAGTCCGGTGTCTCTTGCACGCCACATCTAAGACATTTGCCTGTAATCACGGACTCGTACTGCTTGAGGGTGAGTGGGGGCTGCTTGTGCTTGCGTGCTCGGCTGTTGAAATTGGACACGGCCTTCTTATGCCGAGTGACCACCGGGTTGAGTGGCCTGCGTCTGCCACGTCGAGCTAAAGCGTTTGCTGTCATCAGATACCAGCGCCAGTCCTCTTGACTTCTCCATCCTACCTCTTTCATGGTGCCTCCGAACAGGAAATTAGTTTGCGTCTTTATACTTAGATGCTGCGCACCCTGTTCAGGGTTGCCTACTTAACCTGCTCATAACACAGGAGTTCTAACAAACATTGCACCTGTTGTACTGCCTACTGATTCCAAAGGAGTTACAATGACTAAACTTCAGACCGATGTGCTTGAGTTCTTTCTCGGGGGCTTGAACCACATGCTAAAGGACACGCAGCTCACCCCTCACGAATCCACCCAAATCATCCAAGCTGTGAGTAGCTTGACCTATGCCATGAAGGAGCCTGATGATGACTGACTGTGCCTTCAAGGAGTGTTTTACCACCGCAGTACCCCGCTCTCAGTGGTGCTCGAACCACTCCCTCCAAGTCCAGCGGGTGCGGGGCTACATGGCAGAGGCCGAGGGTGAGATGACAAGCAAGCCTACTCATACGCCCACTGACTCTCGCATCTTCATCCTGTCCACCCTACGTGACTGGCTTGCGCGTGCCCGCCGGTGACGGCCCCGCAAAGAGAATTAATGCTTCAGTATATCACACTCTACACAGAGGAAGGGGTGGAGATTGGTGCGGGGTGTGATATATGCCACGTAGATGATTCTATTGCATCACTGAGACGCTGGCTTGTAGAAGTCTATCCTAACAAACTCAATGCCGATGGGTGTCGGCCTAACCTATGCCCTGACCACGGCAGAGAGCTAGGTGTCGCATGGTAAAGATGAAGTATTACGAGAGTGCCACACAACAATCGTGGGAGCCTATGCCTGAACAGTGGGTGTGTGGAACTATCGGCCCCTTCCGTGAAGTCGGATGTAAGCAATCTTGGTCGGGATGTAGCACGATGTATCTAGTTGGGCCAGCCGATGGTGAGGGGGGTGCTCAATGGATTTGTGCAAACTGCTGCCGAGAGTTGGGTTTCATTTGGTAACATACCACAAGGAGAGGTGACGAATGGCAACTAAGAAGAAAGAACAGCAAGACACACTGACCACGCACAACCTGTATCAGACCACGGTGTCCGGCTATCAAGCGGTGGTCGAGCGGATGATTAGCAACCTGCCGCCCGCCAAGTGCCCTGCCATGATAGCCATTGGGGCGGTCGGCATCGGCAAGACAGAGGGAGTGTACTCCCTATTCCACAAACTGAAGGAGAAGGGCATCGTCAACTCTCTCAGCGTCAGGCACTTGAGTCAGGTGCATCCGCTTGACACGGGCGGTGTTGGCATTGACCCCGCCACTCGCACCATGTACTTCGCCAAGCCACCCCTAGTAGACGACGTGATGGGCAAGGATGGCCCTCGCATCCTGTTCCTTGATGAGATTGACCGCATCCAGCCCATCGCTCAGTCAGGCATGCTTCAGGTGCTCAGTGAGAAGAAGCTCAATGGCTTTGACCTGGAGGATACCTATGTGATAGGTGCTGGCAACGCCTGGCACGCACAGTACACCTTCGAGATGGACAAGGCGTTCGCCTCTCGTCCCATCATCATGCACATTGAAACGTCCGTCCGCTCTTGGCTGCATTGGGCACTCGACCACGGCGTCCATGAGTCAGTCATCACGGCCATCCAGTTAGCTCCTGACATACTGAACCAGCATGATGACTTCAAGGACACTGACCTGCTCAAGGTAGCTGACCCCCGCGCATGGACTAACTTCTCTCACGCCCTCAACCACAAAGCAGCCGACCCCACTGACGCCGCCATGTTCGTCGGCGAGAACGCTGGCCGCAAGTACCAACGCTACTACCAATTCCGTAACGACTACAGCGAGCTAATCGAACAGCTCCTCAATGGCAAGGCAGTCGAGACTGATGACCCCAATCTTCTGCTCGCCGTCTATCTCACCACCGCCGGGCAAATCACCAAGATACCTCAAGCCTACAAGTTCCTCACTCTAGCCAAGAAGCAAATCGGTGACGAGAAGAGCTACATCGTCGGACGACTCCTAACGTATAGGATTCCAACAACGGAACTCCTGAAAGACGAAAAGATAAAAAAGCTACACCATCTTTTCCTAGAAAAGTACAAGGGGGAGTAGTATGCCTATGACAATAGAGATTCTATTGCTTGCTGTCGCTATTATAGCGGTGGCCCTCGCCTGTCTCATACTGACACTTGTGGTATCAGCTATGAAATTACTATGGGAGGAGCTGTTCCGATGACCCATGACCTGATGGAGCAGATTAAGAAGTGGCGGCGAGGGGTCTGTAAAGCGATTCCAGCATTCGACGCGATTCTTTACGCGGCAACCTATGAAGAGGATGAGTCTGTTGGCACCATTGGCATCAACAACAACACCCTCAAGATTAAAGTCAACCCGAAGTTCATGGCCACTTGTAAAGAGGCCGATGCTACTTTCATCCTCGGCCATGAAGCAGCCCACTTCCTATGCGACCACCTTCGCCGGGGCCAAGCTATGAAGCGCCAAGAGGGTGACGACTATCGCCATGACCTCTACTCCACAGCCTGTGAGCACGCCGTCAACACCTTAGTCGAGAGCCTGTCTGGTTGGAGTACTCCGGTAGGCGGTGTCAAGCCTAAAGAGGTATGGAAGATGCTCTCCACCGAAGAGATATACAGGGAGTTGAAGAAAGACCCCGCCAACAAGCTGCCTCCAGTGCTATGCTTGTGTGGTGGTGATGGCAAGGATGGAGACGGCAAGCCACAGACAGGCGTGGCTCAGATGATAGCTGAGCAGGCTCGCGAGGCCGCTGTCAAGACTCTTCAAGAAGGTGCTGGTGGTAAGCCGCCGGGCGACCAAGTGGGCGAGCTACGTCAACTCTTGCTCGACCGGATGGGTCTGACCAAGCCACCTGATTGGCGTCGCCAACTGGCCCGCTACTTGACTGCGCTCGACACCAACTGCAAGCACTTCGACATGCGTTCCATCTACCGCCGCGCCATGTGCGATGGCCGCAACATGGTACTCCCCAACCTAGCCAGCGACACCATCGCTCGGAGGTTTGCGCTGTCGCTTGACAACAGTGGCTCCGTCTGTGATGAGATGTTCACTCAGATACTAGGCACCGTTCACTCAGCCACCCAACAGCTAGGCTTCAAAGAGTTACTCGTCTATCACTTCACCTGCGCCATCATCAAGCGGCTGCGCTTGACTACCGCTAGTCAAATCAAGAAGATAGCTCGTGAGGGCAGCGGGGGCACCGACATCCACGAGGTAGATAGACAGGCCAAGAAGGATGCTTGCATGTTTAACATCATCGTGACTGATGGGTACGTGGAGTGGCTGACCAGCTATGCCGTGCCTACCCTGGTGGTACTCACGGTGGAGGATGTGCAGCCCCCGCCTAAAGTCCATAACTTGATAGGGGTGGTGCATGTCTCGTAAGGGAGAGCTAAGTTACTCGGTGCATACCCACATATCGACATGGAAAGACCGATTCAACCAGCACTGGCTCTGTCCTGTATGCAGTAAAGAGTATTCATATGGTCAGCCCATCACGTATGTTGTGCTCATAAACTGGGAGGGGCAAGAGCCAGTCATATGTGAGTCATGCGCCAGAGCGAGGAACTTGATATGGTAGTCAGGGTAAGTTCTTATAGGCCAGATGACTACTGGTTATCAACAGTAGAGACTGACTTAGGTTGGGAGTGTCCTGAATGTAAGGTTCGTTGGCCCTGGAGTAAGCGTTGGGACTATGTGACGGTTGAGATGAAGATTATGTGCAGGTCATGTGCTGAACAGAGAGGCTATCTGTGGTAGCTAAGGTAGCTACGTATAAGGGAAGGGTTACGGAAGGCAACGACGGGTGGCCTTGCCCCGGCTGTGGACTACCACAACCCACTGGCACGAATATCTACGTTCTATATGGAGAGAAGAATCGGTGGTTAGGCTTTTACTGTGTAGATTGTACCAGAGGGTATGGTCTTATCTGGTAGCTTGACTTCCTAGTCATAGTGTGCTATACTAGGCACTATGAATCTGGACTTCTCCAGGTATGATGCCTTCCACCGCAACATGGAGAAGTACCGCATCCACTACGAGCTGAACCTCTCCCCCGCCACGCCCAACTACTACCTCCAACGTGGCATAGCCTTCCACCTCATGCTTGAGTACCACTCCAATGGCCGCAAGGCTGGCGAGATAGACCTGCTAGTGGCTCGTGAAGTGCAAGACCTCAAGGCTATAGCCGCAGCCAAGCGCATGTTCGCCCACTGGCTCCAACGCTACAATCCAAGTGGGCCGGTAGTATTAGCTGTCGAGCCGGAGTTCCTTCAACAACTGCCCAACTCACCACACTCCATCTGTGGCAAGATAGACCAAATACTAAACATAGATGGACGCCAGTGGGTGGGTGAGGTCAAGACCACCAACTCGCGTAATACCTTTGCTAAAATCTCGGCCCAATGGGCAACTCGCAAGCAGGCAGAGTTCGAGTTGATAGGTGCTCAAGCTCTGGGCTACCATCCGCTCGGCCTGCTTGTGAGAACTGTTGTAGAGTCCTCGCCGCCCGTCATATGGGAGCTGGTGGTCAAGCGTACCGAGTACCAACTGGAGTTGATGCGGCTGGCTGTCCATCAGACCTGCGAGATGATAGAGTTCATGCGCCGTACCTTCGGCATAGACCAGCCGTGGCCCCACTCTGAGAACTCATGGCCTTGCATGAACAAGGAGAAGTGTGAGTATGGCAAAATCTGTGGCATCAGCAGACCGGAGCAAGACACCAGCGGCTTCAAGCAACGCGAAGAGCACCTCGCAATCCTTCGTGTTGCTTCAGACTAGCGACCGAGCAATCCCAGGGATGATGTGGCAAGCTCAATGCTGCAAGCGGGCTGTGCCTTATCCATTCTCCTACATACAACTTTTGGATGATAGCTTAGACTATCCGTGGCTTTGCATGGACTGTGCTCGCAAGCACGGCCTGATATGGTGATGTATGCTAGACGTTGAGAGATGGGTAAAGTTTGTGGGTGAGGTTGGGTTTCGGCTTGTAGATGAGACAGTCTGTGATGTGTGTCATAAAGAGAAGATGACTAACTGGTGGATGTGCAAGGAAGAGTTAGCAAGCCACGGCTCGAAGTTTTTGCCGGAAGTCTGTGCTGAACATGGTCGGGAGTATGACCTAGTTTGGTAGCTTGACATTTCTCTAGGATTGTGGTACAATGGCTGTGAATTTAAGGAGACTTTATGTCACAGCTAATTATGCCACAAGCCAGCTCAGCGGTAGGCACGCCACTGTCACTGGCTATCAAGAACACCAGTGAGCTAGACCAGGCTCACGCGCACATCCTCTTGTTCGGCGAGACCAAGAGCGGCAAGACCACCTGTGCCACCAGCATCGTCGAGCCTGCCCTCATCCGGGTAGTCAGCACCCAACCCGAAGAGCAGCTAGCCCACCTCAAGAAGCTAGGCATAGACTACGTGAGAGTACGGACAGCGAGAGAGGTAGACCATGTACTTGACGCGCCTCGTCAGTTCTTCTCAGGCGAGTGGAACACCCTAGTCATTGATGACTACACGGAGCTTATCAACTTCTATGAGACTCGCTTCCGCAACGAGATAAAGGATGGCCGTCAAGTCTACAAGGCCATCAAAGACCACGCACGGAACTCACTCGAAGCTCTGCTCGAAGGTGACTATCACCTGATAGTGACTGCCTTGGAGCGGTCGCTTGAAGATGACTTCAAGCAGGCGTGGATTAAGCCCGACCTTCCCCCCTCCACTATGTCCCTGATAACAAGCAAGTTCTCGTTCATCTTCTACTGTCTCGGCTCGCCCACCTTCAAGCTCCGCACCCGCCGTGACACCAGTCGCCGCATCTTCGCAGGCAACCGCTTGCCAAAGGATAAGACCAATGCCTTCTCAGACGAAGAGACCTCCGACCTCAAGCAACTCTGGGCCAAGTACCAAGCGGCTATACATTAGGGTAATCAGGCGCTACTTATTAAGCTTAGGGTCTTGCTGGCTTTGTCAGGGAACTAAAGACCACGAATTATATTGGCTTACCACTGACCCCGACGTTACTAATATTGAGTTCTTTCGTACCGGAGAGGGGACACTTGCATGCTCTGATTGTACACGGAAGATGGGGCTGCTATGGTAAGGTGGTTGGTACTGCTGCTCATGCTGCTACCACACACTGGCGGCACACTACCGCCCATCGAAGAACCAAAGTGGAAGGAGATAGATAATGGATACGCGAGCTGGTACGGTACTCAGTACATTGGAAGGCTTACTGCTAGTGGCACTACTTATGACGGGCGTGAGTACACACTCGCCCATCGTGACCTTGCTTTCGGCACTCTCGTTCGGATTGTGGTGCGTCAAACTGGTGATAGTCTCACGGCCAAAGTAACCGACCGAGGCCCCTACTGTGAGTACGAGGGGAGCTATTGGTATCCGTGTAAGCAGCGACGTATAGTGGACGTGAGTGAGAGGGTAGCGGAGGAGTTGGGATTCAAAGAACAAGGAGTAGCTTATGTATCGCTTGAAATACTTGACGTTGATTAGCTGTCTCGTCCTGGCTATGGGTGTGGCGGCACAGGACGAACCGAAAGAGAGTCACATGCAAGACAGTGGCAAGAGTCACAAGAGGTGGGTGCCCTTCGACTTGGTGCTGCGGAACATCTCCGTCTGGCGTGACGACGGCGTACACGAGTATGCCTGTCAGATACTGGACTGGAACATCATGGCCAACCCGCACCCCGTCCTCAAGGTGATGATTCCACCCTCTACCATCTTCAGCCCCATCCGCATAGCCTTCCAACTATCATGGAAAGAGGAACGGCCCGACTATTGGTTGGGCATTAACGGAGTGAGTAAATACACATGCAAATTCCGAGTCAAGCAGGGAGTAGTCCAGATACGCCTACAGGTCTACGAATAATTCGTCGCCTGAAACTTATATTTATGTCCTGCAATCGCTGTAAAGAGCACTATCAGGAGCCACGCTGGTTAGTTTTCCGTGAGCCTAACAGGGGGAGTGAAGGTTGGTGTCGGGAGTGTTGCCAACGTGAGGGCCTACTATGGTAGTGGTGGGGATAAAGAGAACGATTAGCCCTGGGTTCTCTTGTGATGAGTGTGAAAAGCCTTTGGGAGAGTTTCACTATCAAACCGACCACGCTATTACTCGGCATGGTTACTGGTATTCTTGTCTCGACTGTGCGAGGGAGCTAGGATTGCTATGGTAAAGTATCGAGAGCTACAGCCAGGCGATAGAGTGCGGCTGCTTTGGATAGACTCCGACAGCACGTCAGAGTGGCAGAACTCCACTGAGTTTGACAAGATGGGCGAGCGTCCCCTCGTCACCATCGAGGCCACCATCTACAAGCGCATCAAGAATGGTGTGCTCATCTACAACGCTAAGTCCGAGGATGGCGAGCAGTACGGCGGCTGTTGGTTCATCCCTCGCGTCTGCATCAAGACCATCGAGAGACTACCATGAATAAGAAGATTCGTGCTAAGGCCGAGAGATATATAAGACTTTGTGATACACCGTGGAAGTTGAAAGATAGAAAGGACTGTGACATTTGTGAAGACATCCTTGATAGGACGACTCTCAGCTATTGGATTGGCACTAACACTCCGCCCTTCTTCTGTGAGGAACATGCTAGGGAATTGAACTTACTTTGGTGAACGAAAGGGCTTGACTTTTGGCGTGGCGTGTGGTAAAATGCCCTCGTAAGTCAAACACAAAACGAGGAGACAACAACACATGAACACGCTAGTCAGCAATATCAAAGTCGAGGATGTACCCAAGCCGGAAGCCTTCGCATTCAAGGCCATCGGCAGGATAGGAGAGGTCGAGTCACGAGAGGTCAGGAATGGCTACACTCAAGTAACCATCCCTCTAGCCTATCGGCTGAAGGAGACTGACCAGTCTGACCGCACCTTCTACGCTCGCATCAACCTGAAACAAGAGTGGCTCCAGCCTGGCTTCACCGCCACCACTACCAACGAACAGATAAGCTACAACATCAACGTGAAGAAGTTGATGCGCGGCCTGTTCACTGGCGCTGGCATCACCGAAGGCGAGATGAACTTCAACGCCTTGCAGGGCCTGACAGTCGGGTTCGGTACGAAGCTCCAGAAGGACGACACGTCACGGCTAGAGGTCAGTTACTTCTTCACCCCTAAAGTCTAACTACACTCTTGATTGAGGCAGTATAGACTAAGGGTAACTGGCATAGGCAGGGCGAGAGCCCTCTACCTACAGCCAGTCAGCCCCTGTCAGTGACCTGAGAGCAGGCAGGGGCTTGCTATTATAGATATGACTAGTAGGGTAGCCCCCTCAAGTGGCCATTGAGACGCGAGCATGCCCTCTGACCGGACAGAATAAAGGGGCAAAATACTAGTCAGAGTTTGAGAGAGAGAGAGGACGCGGAGTGGCAGGTAATGAACAGAGACTGTGGCTGGTAGTGCTGTTGGATAGTCTCGCGCATCTCCATGAGCCTGACCGGAGCACGTGGATTAAGTCGCGGGACTTCCAGAACATCAGTCGTTGGTCAGGCGTAAGACCCCAAGTGGCAGCCCAACTGACTGCGAGGCGAGCCAAGTCAGCCCTCCGCATCCTCCGCTCTCATCAGAACCTAGATAAGATACTCAGTCAGCTAGAAGGAGAGGTAGAAGATGATATCGCATGATGAGGAATTATGTAAAGCTGACCCGCCTAATGGGGCGAACTATAACAAACCCCATGTTTCAGTAGCTGGCGAATACGATGGTAAGCCACGACGTTCATGTCTATACTGTGGACGGTGGCTAGAGGAGACAGACGATGGGTAAACCACTGACACTACTGGAGTCCGTACTCGTACAGATTCTAGTCCAGGTTATACCTGGTGGCACAAGCGACGACCATGAGGTGACAATACTCATGCGGACAGGGCTTACTAAGCAGCAAGCAAACAAAGCATTAGGGAGGTAACAGTGGCGATGACCCCTATCCGAGTCGAAGATTTACCAGAGGGTCATACTGAGAAACCCTACCTGTCAGTAGCTGATAAGGGTTATTGTGACCTCTGCAACTGGTCTAGTGCCTTCGAGGGACACAGACAATTTTGGCTATGCACCGACCATGCAAGAGAGTTAGACATCTTATGGTAAGGAGATAACATGGCAAAGCGACAGCAAGAAGAAGTAATCTCTATCGCCACCTTCGACATAGAGACTAGTAACTTGAGTGCCGACTTCGGTCGGGTTCTATGTGCGGTGGTGAAGCAGGTAGGCAAGAAGCCCCTCATCTTCAGGGGTGACAACTATGCAGCGTGGAAGAAGGGCAACAAGTACGATGACTCCCTTCTCGTGAAGGATATCATCGAGGAGCTGAACAAGCATGATGTGCTCATCGCCCACAACGGCATGAAGTTCGACCGGCCCTTCCTCAACACCCGTGCCTACAGTGGGCTGTCGGGTGGGACAGGCGGGGTGATAGTCAATCCGCGCTCGAAGATGATTGACCCTGTACTGATAGCGCGTAAGCACCTGCGCTTCTCATACAACAGCCTCGCCCGCATCCTCCAGCACTTCGGCCTCGGCTCCAAGTCCAGCGTCGAAGGTCATATGTGGCTGCGTGCCTTGCTGGCCACGGGCAAGGAGCAACGTCAGGCGATGGACGAGGTAGTGGAGCACTGCATCGTGGACGTGGTGAAGCTCGAACAACTGGTCGGCAAACTGAGGAAGTTCATCCCCCGAATCGACGAGTATGGCTCCAAGTAGATGGCGAGACCCTATGACCATGAATATATAAGGGAGTATACTCTCCCGCTGCGTGCGTTGGGGGGTTTAGTAGGGCCGAATGACAGGTATGGTTACTGCCACTGTACGCATAAACCTACCGGAAGCGACTGTCGAGTAAGTGGGCAGGGGGGACTACGGGTGCTAAGAGACGGAGAAACTGATTGGCACGGAGCCTTCCTCTGCGAGAAGCACGCTAGGGAGTTGAATCTATTGTGGTAAGGAGACAGACATGGCGTTGAAGAGATGGTTAGAATTAGCGTGTGACATCTGCCCGTCCACCAAGAAGGTAGAGCTGACTGGTCAGGAGCAGGAGGTCAAGGAGCAGATGGTGGGCTGGTACAACATCGTCACTGATACGGAGCAGGGGCCGGAGACTTACCTAGTGTGCTCCGGCAAGTGCTTGACAGGGGTAGGCGAGCTGGCTATGAAGGCTACCATCGAGAGGAAAGTCTAATGTGGCGTAAGAAGAGCGACCGAGTGAACCTTGACAAGCTGCATCCACAGCTAGCCCTGGCGCTAGAGAAGGCGGGTGTGCTGCATGACCTGCTGTTCGGCAAGCCGCTCATAGTCACGAGTGGCAACGATGCCAGGCATGGCCGCACTAGCCGCCACTATCGTAATATGGCTATTGACATACGGTCGTGGGACAAGTCCGAGCTAGGCCAGTTGACGTTCCATGTGATACTAGCGCACTTAGCAAAGGAGTATGACCTTGCGATTTTCGATGAGCGAAACCGAGATAAAGCGCCTCACTGGCATCTGGAAATTGCCGACTAACTACTTCGAGCGGGAGCAGTTTGATGTTAATGGGGTATTGGTTTCCAACTGTGACTTTTGTTCGCCCACCAAAACCAGCGGCGCACGGGCAATGAGCATTATGTCTTGGCTTTGCGTAGACCATCAGAGAGAGTTTGGACTGCGGTGGTAAGGAGTGTCCATGACGACGAAAGAAATCGAGATAACGCTCCCCACTGGCACCTTGAGATTGCAGACTAACCCCAGGGTGACATTGCAGGAGAGATGCGACATCGCTTGTGACATCAGATGGTATGGGGAGGCTTCAGTACCTAAAGGCATCCAGAAGGATATTTGGGTGTGCGAGGAACATGCCCGCCACTACAATCTGATTTGGTAAGGAGAGACAGACATGGCAGTAGCGTGGCATGACCGCATCAAGGAGTGGGAGGCATTGGGTGACAAAGCGTGTCAAGAGCAAGGCCGCATCCTCCTGGTGAACAATCAGATGACCGGCGAGCGCATCATCTCTGACGAAGCGACAGGCGACTACTCAGTAGATGCGAAGCTCATTGCCAAAGCGTTGAGCTTGAATGCGTGGGAGGTCGCTGACTTGATGTATCCAATGAACTGTCTTTATGACACCCTGCATCATGCGCTGTGGGATGCTAAGAAGGTCGAGCATGTGCGGCTGTGCGTTGACCATGCACGCAAGGATGGCTGGCTATGGTAGAGATTAAACTGACTGACTCTACATACGCCCGTATCAGAGAACAGATAGCAAAGACTTCTGTCTTGGTTACTCTTACGGATACCCTAGAATGGGATAAGGGTGAGTGTGATATTTGTTCAAGAATGACAAGAGAAATGCTTGACACCCACTATCCTGATTCCTGGGTTGTGTGTGAATACCACGGGCGAGAGTTAGGGGTCATATGGTAAAGGCAATCACTCACAAGCTAGCTCGTCACTTGCATGACAGGCATCACCGTGCTCAGCTATGGGATGCATGTGCTCAGGGCTGCCGAGACTTCTACTCGTTGATGGCTGACTCCGCCATCTTATATCTCAAGCAGCAGGGCCACATGCATAAGACACTAGGCGATAAGCTAAAGGAGCGCAAATGATTGTCTATCTAGCAGGTCTGATTAGCACTGACCATCCTCAATCATTGGAGTGGCGTGACGATGCCGCGTTCAAGCTCGACGCGGGCTGGGGAATTGACAGTCTCTCACCCTTGAGGGGGAAGAACATGGCCACAAGCAAGGACGGTGGCATCAGCACAGCCGACCACAACAGCAAGTCTATCATCCTGAGAGACTATAATGATATCAGACAAGCCGACGTGATGCTGGCCAATTTCAACACGTGGGGCAGCACACGTCCTCTGGTTGGCACCTTTATGGAGGTAGCCTGGGCTTGGGAGCAGAAGATGCCGGTCGTGGCTGTGTGTGACAAGAGCGATAGACTAATGCGTGACCATCCCTTCATCAACGAGTGTGTGTCGCACTACTGCGAGACAGTGGAAGAAGCAATAGAGTTTATCGGGAGATATTACACATGAGACGACTAACATGGATGCGTTACAACCACTTCGTAATGGGCGGCTCAGTCATGCACGACTTCCATAGGCAGCCGATGCAGCGCACTGAATACTACATGCCGTGGGGCGTAGTAACAGTTGATGAGCTAAGCAAGATGGGGTACGACAGAAGTCCAACCATTCTCGCGTGCTTCGATGGGCGTGATGATGCCTGGTTCAATGATGCAAGGTAGGAAGGACGACACCGGCAAGGCGAGGTTTGACCTGATACCTGTCAAGCCGCTGTTCAAGGTAGCCGAGGTCTATACCATTGGGGCTGCCAAGTATGACGATAGGAATTGGGAGAAGGGTATCAAGTGGGGCCGTGTCTTTGGTGCTATGATGCGTCATGCGTGGGACTGGTGGGGTGGTGAGCGGTATGACCCCAAAGATGGGCAGCACCATCTAGCTAGTGTGGCTTGGGCTGCCCTCACGCTGATGGAGTATGAAGAGACACACCCGGAATTAGATGACCGAAAAGGAGATGAGAATGCCGAGATATAAACGCCGTAGGAGCCGTTCAACCAACCCCTCGATGCCCATTCACGAGATGATAGACCGCTCGGCCATTGACCGCCGCGAAGTCTACATCACCGGAGTTATCAACTCTGAAGTCCAATACTACTTGACGCGCATCCTCTCGTACTTGGCAGAGGACTCAAGGAAGCCCATCAATATTATTCTCAACACTCCAGGTGGTCTAGTAGCCGACGGTCTAGCTATCTATGACCTCCTCAAGTCCATAACCGGAGTCCGCAAGACGCCCATCCACATTGTCGCCACAGGTCAATGCATGAGCATGGGCGCTATCATCCTCCAAGCCGCCACTAAACGCTACGCCACTCGGCACTGTGCCATTGGCCTCCATGAGTTATCTGCCGCGAACATCGGCTCCTACTCGAAGCTGGAGGAGACGCAAGAGGAGATACGAAAGACACAGCTCACGCTCGACAGCATCATCACTGGTCGCACGGGCATGACCCGGAAGAAATTGAAAGGGCTAATCGAGCGCAGAGAGGCGGTGCTCTCTCCTGAAGAGGCCCTTGAATTGAATCTCATCGACGGGGTGATAGAGTAATGGCCGACAACAATAGTACCACAGGCGGGCTGGGGGGCCTCATAGGCATTGGGCAAGGCCAATCGTTTTCCGGCCAACCTAACACCATATCATGGCCAGACCTCAAGGCCGAGTTTCGTAAGTCCACCAATGAGATAGAAGGCAAGGAGTGGTTCGAGCTAGATGTGTCTCTAGCCGACACCATCGTCATCATCCAGGACGGCAAGCGAGTGGAGATGGATAAGAAGGACTTTCTCCAACGCATAGGATTGGAGTGGTAATGGACAATTCCAACGCATTGAAAGAGTATGTCGCTTTTTATGGGAGTTATATAGATATATTAGAGTCCCCCACTGGTAAATGTGACCGCTGTAGAGAAGTCCCGTTCCCTCCTGCCAAGTTAACGCTGTGGATGTCGTCTAAACACTTCCGCCCGGCTAATGGGCCTTATCTCTGTATGGATTGTGCTAGGCATTTTGGGTTGGTGTGGTAGATGGCGACGGTCTTCAAGTCGTTCATCACCCAGGTCATAAAGCCAGGCTTCTTCTACATCAAGCCGCTCCTGCCCCGCAAAGGCAAGTTGCTCCTAGTTGCTGACCCCAAGTCCTTCAAGTCCATGCTGGCCCTGAACATCGCGTACTCTCTCTGCGAAGGTTCGCTAGTGATGGGCACCTTTCCAGTGAGTGAACCCAAGCGAGTGCTCCTGATAGAGCAGGAGGTTGGGCCTGAACGCCTCGTCAAGCGTCTCACTGACATACACGGAGCACGCAAGGGCATGCGCGTGCTTGACAACTTCTGGATTACCAGCCGCGACCTAGATTGTAGGCTTGACACCAAGTCTGGCCGTGGCCTGATAGCCAGCCACATCGAAGAGGCCAAGCCGCACGTAGTCATCTTCGACCCTCTAGCCAACTTCCACCGCATAGAAGAGAACTCCAATAGCGAGATGAAAGTTCTTCTGATGGAGCTATCAGAGATGCAGGAGACCTATGACTTCGCCTCCATCATCATCCACCACATGGGCAAGACTAGCGAGCATCGCACGCTCTCGTCACCCGAACGGCTGCGCGGGGCCGGTGTGCTGTTCGCTGACGTAGATAGTCTGGCCGTGATATGGAAGCCAGACTTTAGGCAGTTCAATAACATCTCTCTCCGATTCGCCACCCGCTCGCCCATAGACCAGGACTTTCTAAAGCTGGAATTCCAGAAGAAGGAAGGTACATTCAAACGTGTATAAAGACACCCCCAGCATGAACCACGTCGGCGCGGACTGTCGGGACTGTGAGACCTATCTCGAAGTGGAGAGTCTCACAGCTTGGGAGGAGAGAGGGAGGTTCGATTGGGTCTTCCTCTGTGATGATTGTGCCCGTAAGAGAGCCTGGTTATGGTAGCTCTAGTCATGCCGCTCAAGAGGGCCTAATGGCATATAACCCTGGAGATATTTTCTATCCCCGCTGCGATGCCTGTAGACATTGGGGGCCAGAGGTTCACTGGTATGGAGAAAGAGGTAGTGGTGAGCGGTTCTGTGATGAGTGCGCTAGGGAGCGAGGATTAAAGTGGTAGCTCTAGTCATGCCGCTAGCCACGAAGGCAGGCAGCACGGGCCAGCCAGCCACGTGCAAGGGCTGTCCGCTGTACGGTGTCGGCAAAGGCTTTGTACTGGAGCCTGCTCCGGTCTGGTCGAAGATAAAGATGGCCATAATAGGCGAGGCCCCCGGCATTAACGAGGTACTGCAAGGCAAGCCGTTCGTCGGGAAGGCGGGCTGGTGGCTGCTCCGTAACATCTTGAACCCCACTGGTCTAAAGAGAGAGGAGGTGTATCTTGACAATACTCTGCGCTGCTTGCCCCCTAAGAACAAGCAAGGTGAAGCGTACCCTGTGGGAACTGATAAAGCTCAGGCTGAAATGCATTGTAGACAATACGACAGGGTCATACCTGCCTCTGTACCTATCATGTTGGTTGGCAGTAAAGCATTGGGGCAGACACTCGGACTAAGAGGCATTTCGGATTGGCATGGGCACGTCACCCTCCAGGCCGGACAGCTAGTGAGCTGCACGTTTCACCCATCGGCGGTGATGCGTCAACCCAACCTGCTGCCCGTCGCCATACGTGAGCACTACAACCTGCTCACAGCTCATGCCAATCCATCCATCTTGAAGCACCCCACGGTGGTCAAGGGCATGCTGCCTGACCGCGCCGGGCCGATGGTGTTCGACCTAGAGTGGGATAGAAAGACGAAGGAAATCTCTTGTATAGGAGTAGCGTATGAAGCAGACAAAGCGTATTCAACCTACGATGTGGCAATCGGCGAAACTCTTCTGGCCCAGCATCTTGCTCGGGACGGCAATCTTCTTATTGGTCACAACATTATTTCCGCAGACTTTCCCGTTCTCGGTAGGTGGCCTAGTAGTTATGCTCCTACTCAGGTTTTCGATACTAAGGTGGTGGGGCACCTCATCCATGCTCACCTCGCCAACCTTAGTCTCCTCGGACTCCGTTCACTCGTCTCGTACTATCGTCCTACCACTGGTTGGAAAGACGATAAAGGAGACCTACTTGAGTACAATGGACGAGACTGTGCCTACAACTGGTACCTCTACGACCAGCTCAAAGCCGACCTCGACACCACCAAACAGTGGCACCTAGTAGAGAAGCAGCAGAGGTTAGCTAGGTTGGCTGTGCTGATGAGGGAGCGAGGAGTTGATGTCGACCTGAGAGCAGTCAGGCGCTATCACCGCGAGTGGCAGGGCAATAAGCAGTTGCTGAAGGATGACTTCCCGTTCAATCCCAACTCGCCTAAGCAGGTCATAAAGTTCTTCAAGGAGGAAGGGATTACGCTGCAGGACACCAAGGAAGTGACTATCAAGAGGCAGGCTGACCGGCACCCGCTGATGGAGCAGTTGGCTGACTACAAGGAGCTGGGTGTCAAGCCCATCACCACATGGTTCCCGCTAGGGCAGAGCAAGGTACACCCGACGTTCAACGTCACGGGTACAGACGTTGCGCGCTTCTCGTCTAGCGAGCCGAACTTCCAGAATATCCCGCCATCACTGAGACGGATGATAGTGGCCCCGGAAGGCATGGTCATTGTAGGGCTGGACTTCTCACAGATTGAGAACAGATGTGTGGCGTGGCTGGCTGGCGACAAGCAGATGTTGGCTGATTTTGCTAGCGGAATGGACTTTCACCGGCTCTCAGCGAGTCGAATCTACAACAAGAGGTACGATGATGTCACAGACAAAGAGAGGTACGAAGGTAAGAAGACCATTCACGCCACGAACTATGGTGAAACACCTCAAAATCTTGCGGAGAGACTATACGGCGCTCGAACGCGACCTAATGTCGCACGTGCTTTGTGGTTGCAAAGTGCGTATTACGGGGCTTACCCCGCCATTAAGAGTTGGCAGAAAAGGATTAAGGGACAACTCCACATTGGTGAAATTACTATGCGAAACCCATTCGGTCGAGTTCGTTATATATACGCGCAAGACGACCATACAAGAATGAAAAAGGGGTGTCATTATGAAGGGTGCTCTACTGCTGCTGACATTGTCAATCAGCGGGCTCTTGATATATGGGAGGCGGAAGGGCTGGTTCCCATCCTCATCGTTCATGATGAGCTCGTGTATTGCCTACCTGTTGGTACGGCAACAGCTACAATCGCACGTCTCAAGGATATTATGACACAGCCCGTCAAGGAGATGGGTGGGTTGGTGGTGCCTGTCAAGGCAAAGGTAGGTGTGAACTATGGTAACTTACAGAGTTCTGGATACTAGACCCTGTGACGTTTGTAGATATTGTGAGTGGTGCAAACGCAACGGCCTTCATACTGTTCATCATTTGGAGAAGAAGAGTAATTTGCCGGACGAGCATGAGTACCTGTCCGTTATGGTGTGCGTAGGCTGTCTTAGGGAGAAGGGCCTGCTATGGTAACTTACGAACTTGAAGAGAGCCATCCGTGTGAGCTATGTACGCACTGCCATAACTGCGGGAATCGTCTTGTGGGGGAGATTTATCATGTCCTCAAGAATGGTGGGGAACAAGAAACGATGTGCGTAGGCTGTCTTAGGGAGAAGGGCTTATTATGGTGACTTACAGGCTTAGGACTACAGAACCAATACTGCATGAATGTAATGGCCCATGTGGTTTTTGTCACCTCTATTGCAAACTATATTATCATTTGCAAAGTACAGAGAAGCCTTCTGGTGGGATGGTGAGGTTAGTCAAAGATTGTTGTCCCGATTGTGCTAGGAAGATGGGTCTTGTTTGGTGATGTGGGTGATGATGAGTTCGCGCAGCTCGCTTATCTCGGAGTAGATGTGGGGGATGTGGTTCTTGATGACGTGATTGCATAGGACTTCTACTTTGGTGAAGCGAGCGGAGAGCTTCATAGCCACGCCTACCACGGTGAGGAGGTTGACGCCGAGCCCAACGGCAATGACTATGGCTTCGACGCTCATTGTCTCTGCTCTCCTGTGACGGATAGGGTCGAGGCGAACCGGCGCTCAGTCGAGCGTTTAGCGAAGTCGCTGGCGAACGCTAGGTAGTAGTCTATCCATTGGGAGAGGCGTTGCGGTGGCATAACCTTCAAGAAGGCATCGTTCTCTTTCCCCGCTACGAGGTCAGCGAACATCTGATTCTTCTTGACGATGAAGTAGCGCCTAACTTGTTCATCGGGTTCTGCTGTCACAACGCCTGCACCGGGGCGGCCCCCGCTCTGCGTCCTTAGTTGAAGTCCAGTCGGGTAGGTTAGCATCTCAAACTTGCGGCCAGTCTTCCGCCGCGCAAACACTAGAAACTTCTCAATCTCTGTCAGCTCTCGCTCGGTGATGATGGTGCCGAAGGAGCTAGGCACTAGGAGTTCTCTGTCGCCCACGATAGAGCCCTTGATGCGTCTGAATGTGGACTCGCCGACGCCCCCTTCACGGATGCGTGGCCTGCCTGTTAGTCCGGGTAGGGTGGTGGCACCAGGTAGGAACGCGCCTCCTTCGGTCAAGGGCTCCTCACGGAAGCGGGTGAAGGTGTCGTTCAGCAGGCGGAGAGTGGCACGTCCAGGGAACATATTACCGACCACGCGGTCTAGCTCGAAGGCTAGTTTCTTCTTGGTGGTCTCGCCGGGAGAGATAAGGGTAAGGGGGAGGCGTCCCAAGAGACCTCCGCCGAGGAACGTCAGGCCGCTAGAGTTGAGGGAGGCCATGAACTTGTCGAAGTCTCCACGCATAAGGGCTGCGATGGCTACGATGTCTGCTTCTGGCGAGTTGAGAATGGCCTCTGTACCACTGTCTGGGTCAGTGTAGCGGATGCCGAAGGGCGTGAAGGTCAAGTGGTCATAGATACTCTTGTTGTAGAAGTGGATAGCACCAGCGCCAGTGAGTTGCTTGACTATGCTGTTGCTGATGGCGTCCACGGGCAGCCCGCCTTGGCTAATGACTCGTCGGGCGGTGATGGGGATGCCAGCTATCGGTACGAACTCGCCAACGAACTCGGCCCAGGCCCTGCCGAAGCGGATGAACGGTGAGATGGTGAGCTGTACCCAGGTGCGGTCAACAAACTCAGTGAAGCGCGGGCCTCTTGGCACGATGAAGGCGGCTCGGTTGGCCTTGGTTATCACCCGTTGCTGCACTAGACCAGGCAGTTCGCCACGTATCCCGCCACGTAGGAAGTTCCGCACGAACAACTCACGCTCTAGGCCAGTCGCTCCGGCCTTACGTGCGGCGTTGTAGGCTTCGTCGAAGAGTAGGATACGAGCCATAAAGCGGCGGGCCATGCGGTCTGACAGGCCCTTGAGTTCCAGTGGCCCAAACAGTAGCTTCTCCAAGGCGGTAGCTCCTGGGCCTAGCCCTCCACGTCCACCTACCTCTTCACCGGCAGCGAATAGGACTTTGAACTGCTTATCGACCCACTTGTTGACTAGACCTGCATTGAGGACGCTGTTTCTTACAGCAGCGAGGCGGCCCGGTGATGTAGCACGGCCCATCATTACGTCAGTCAGGTCAGCGACGCCACGACCAGCAACGAAAGTCCCCACTTGAGTAAGATTGCCGATGCTGTCTTGGACGAAGGAGAACCAGCCGAAGAGAGAGTTGCGGACAGAGGTGACGGCTGCGCGACCACGTTCGCCCGGCGGTACTCCCTTGGCGAACACGCGCTGTAGAACCTGGAGAGGCGAGGGGCCAACCAACTCTGGTAGGGCGTTGGCCATCTGCCGTGCGAACTCATCTATGCCACGAGACATCCCCTCTATCTGATTGAGGGAGCCAGCTTTGAGTTGTCCCTTTTGGATGGCACTGAGGAGACGGTTAGTGTCGGCCTTTAGACCATTGAGGGTGCTGGCCTTGAGGAAGTTCCGTAGCTTCCCGCGCACTTGACCGCGCTTGAGCAGCAGCTTGTTGAGCACCGTCCCAACCAGCTTCAGTTCGTCTACGAGCACGCCTTTGAGTTCGCCAGCCACCGCTGCTGTCTCTTCCTTGTAGGCTTTGTTGAGAGCTATCTGTCGGAGGCCGGGGTTGAGTCTGCCGAGTCCAAGACCCACACGCTCCGCCTCTCGTTTGGCCACAGTCTCACCGGCTCGCCTGGTGATGTCGTCGCCTACCTTCTTGAAGATGTCGGCGGTGAAAGCTAGCTTCTCTACCACACGGGGCAGGGTGTTGCGGAGTAGCTGAGCAGGCCCTAGCTTGTCAAGCCCCTTCTCTAGCTCAGAGCCCAGCTTCTGTGCCAGCTTGCTACGGGCTCCGGTACGGGCCAAGCCGATGACGGCGGGCTCGGCTATGGCGGTGATGCTGGCGAAGATGGCCGCAGTTTCTAGGCGGGCTTTGATGTCTTCGGGATTCTTAGGGTCAGCGAACAGCGGGCTAAGGCCAGCCGCAGCGCCCTGGACTCCGCGCTGGAAAGTCTTGGCGGCGAATTGCTGGGCTCCCTTGGAGGACGTGACTAGGCGGAGCAGTGGGCCACTAGCGAAACGGCCTAGTCCGAAGCCTACTGATTGAGCGGCCACGTCTATCAGGCTGGCTGTGGTAGCTGCGCGTACCTCTTCAGGGGACGGAGCAATCGCTAAGTTAGCGGCTTCCTCTTGAGCTACTTCTTGAGGAGTCCGTGCAGCACCTACGCCGAATTGTGGGGCACCGAACTGAGATGCTTCGTGGGCTGGGGCTACTCGCGCAGTTGATAGAGCCCCTCGGCTGACCACGTCAGCGGTCTTAACTGTACGTTCGCCAAAGCCAATAATACCTTCTTTGACCGCCACTAGCCCTTCGCCGAGTGCGGTGACTAGACGCTCGACAGGGCCGGGCGCAATGGACTCGAATGCCTCGGTGAAGTCCCTGAAGCTGACGAAGTCTTTGCCTGCGGGGATGGGTGCGGAGGCAGCAGCAGCACCACGGATGGCGGCAGTGTTGTCGGGCTGAAGGGTCAGCTTGAAGCGGCGGTTGAAGTCCGCCACCTGTTCAGGGGTAAGGTCAGGCATTATTGTGTCGGGATGGGCTGGTCTACTGCTCGTTCGGGGAGGACGACAGAGATGCCAGATGCTTGAAGAGCCTCAACTAGAGCTTGGAACTCTGGGCCATTGAGGGCTAGGCCAACTTGGTCACGAAGGACGGCCTTCGAGGGGTCATTGGGGTCACGGAAGGCTGCGAGCTGGTCAGCTATGGAGTCAAGTCCTGCGCTGCGAAGGCGTGCGATAGCCTCCTCAGTCACGCCCTCCAGTGGAATCTCTTTGATGACGTTCAGGCCACCAAGGTTCGGGCCAGCGAAGCCTACAGGCGAGGAGGCTTTGCGTAGGTTCTCTCCTAGCTCAGCTACCAACCGCTGGGCTTTGAACTGTACCTCGGCGCTCCCTATGTCCATCTGTCTGGCGAGCTGGACAACTGCCTGAGTCATTAGGAACGGGTTGGGCAGGCCCTGAGCATTCTGGAGCGAGGGTATGTCACGGACGATGGCGGCAAGCTGAGCGGCCATCGCATCAGCATCCGCACCGCTAGCATTCAGAGCGAATAGCCGAAGTCTTCCGCCGAGTTGCTTGTCAATTAGGCTGGCGACGAATTGGCGGGGAGTGCCTGCCGCGATAGTGATATCGCCGCCGAGCTTCTCCGGCAGTTGAATGCGTAGCTCTTCATCAATCTTCCCGCCGAAGTCCTCAAACACATAGCTGGCAAAGCCTCCCTTACCGTCTGGTAGGACGATGTCGGGCAGGTCTCCCTGCTCTGATTCCAACTTCTTCAGCTCTTCATCAGTGACAAGGCGCAGACCGGCGCGAGCGAAGTTGGCTGTGGACTGCCCGATTGAGGTGCGAGTCTCATTGGCTAGGCGCTCAGGCAGGGCATCAACGAGGGCGTTGGTCTGTAGAGTTTGAGCAAGCACAAGAGCCCGTCTTTGCTTATTGGTTTCCTTAAGGTCTTCAAACTGTTCACGTGCCAACTGGCCTTGCGCCTGGCTGGCACTTATTTGCTGCTCAACCGAGCGTGCTCTCAGGTCTTCAGCCTCTTCCTGGCGCTGTCTGCCACGCTGCTGAAGTCGGAATTGGAGTGGGGCTAAGCCACCAGCGGCTAATGCTCCTCCTGCACTACGGGCTTGAGACCCGGCTCCTAGACCAAGTAAGCCTGCCAATAGGACGTTGGCGAGCAGGCCACGTTCCGGCAACAGCTTGCCTCCGAAGCTACCACCTTGCTGCGGAGCTTGGGCCTCCAGGGCGGGCAAGTTAGGTTGGTTGAGAGTCTCGGCTCCAGACAGGGGCACTTGGGCTAGAGGGAACTGGTCGGGCATATTAGGACTCCATAAAGAAACTTAGGGTACTGGTCTCTGCGGTCATGTCGTCAGGCAGGGCTTGGCGAAGGAACTTCACGAGGAATCGCGCCATATCAGGGGGAAACTTGTAAGCATCCATAAGGTCAAGTAGTGTGCTGTCACCAGAAAGACGGTAGCGAGATTTGCCCAGAGCCTTGATTTTGAGGTCAAACAGTAGGGCTTGATAACCATCAATGTGACTATCAAACACACGAACCCCGCTGTCAGTGCGCGGGTGGCGAACCGACCACGCTTTGAGCAAGCCGGGATTACGTGTCTGATATGCTTCACTGTCTGGGCTGTGATAGCCCGTGTACTTAGCGATGGCGTCTGCTAGTGCTTCTAGTCGGCGCATGATTTATCTTCCAGCGAGAAAGCCACCGGCGATTCCTGCGCCCGCGCCTATGAGAGAGTTAAGGAGCCCACCACCACCCTGGTTGATGCTACCAAGCCCAGCGACGGCCTGTCCACTGAAGGCTGCTGGATTGAGGATAGCCGCATTGCCCTGTAGAATAGAGCCTGCATTGAAGATGCTGGCCAGTCTGCGCTCGCCGCCTGCGATGCTAATCTGACGTTGAGCGCCTGCACGAGCTTCTGCTTCAGCCGCCTCCACACCGCCTAGCAAGGCAATGGTTGCTCCGCCTGGCAGTTGACGGCCACCGAGAATAGCGGCGCGAGACTGTATCTGTTGGCGTGCTACGTCGAACCCGGCTGTGGTTTCCTCGAAGGCTTGCGTGCGGAGGGCCGCCTCTTCACCTGGTAGGAAGCCCGTGAATTCGGGGTCGAACACAAACTCCAGGCGCTGCTTGAGGAAGCCGAGTAACTCTGTTTGCCCAGCCAACTGTTGCTGCATAATTCCGAAGAGCTGTTGTGAAATCTCGCGTAGTAATTTCCTACTTTTCTTTCCCATTATTAGTCCTTAGAATTCAGGCTTGAGGTTGTGGCTGAGGATGCCGTTGGCCCAATAGAGGTGGCCCTTTGGCATAATGACCTGCCATTTGACGCCCAGCTCCTGCATATAGATTTTCTTCGTGACCTCCACCAACCCAACGTCAGTAATTAGCTTAGAGCCAACCGGAACTGCGGCGAGACTAATCTTGCCTTGCTCGGTGTAGACCGGGTGGTTCCGTGTGGCCTGCAACTGGCGGCTATCCTTCAGCGTCGCCCGCACCCAATAGGTTTCGTCTAGCTCTTTGCGTTCGTGCGGTAAGTCGCCAAGCGTCGCTATGTCTGTACCGACGAGCACACAGCCAGCTTGACCTCCTCCTCCACCTCCGCCACCCCCACTAGTGTCGCCCCCACCGTCAGCAGGCGTGGCTACGGAACCTAGATAGATGCGGCCAGGAGCCTCGAATACCTCATTGACGTTGGTGGTGACGAAGAGGCAAACATCCGGTATGCCATCGCGGTCTACATCATCGAGATAGACGCCGTAGGTTGTAGAGAATGCCAAGTTGCCAATCGTTGCGGAGGCATAGACAACCTTCGGGATGTCCGGCCAATGGACGACGAAAGAAGCTATCTGAATCTCGGCCACTGCCCCAGCATCTGCTCCGGTCAGCACGTCTACCGGCTCAATGAAATAGGCCCGGTCAGCATTGGCCGTTGCGACTACTGCATCAATAGTCTGTTGGAAGTTCGACGTGGGAAACTCCCAACGTCCATCTGGCGTCATAAATCCACCTAATCTAGTGAGTTCTCTGGTTGGTATCAGGTTGCGTGCCATTTACTTCGCCACTAAAGTCAAGGAATAGAGTTGCGTCCCATTATCTTCAGCTGGCAGCGATAGTTGCACTTGAAGGTGTCGTGCCATCTGTTTGACAAAGTATCGCAGAGAGCGGGCGGTCTCTGAAGCGCCTAGCAACGGAGGGTCATCCACCTTATCAAGTAGAAGTTTGTACTCCAGTCCTACCTCATTGAGCCGCACACCTACTGCGTAGTCTGTGTTGCCCGAACTCCGTTCTAAAATGATTAGTTCGACCTCGCGTAGCTGAGCGGGCGGCGCGATGACGAACGAGCCAAAGCTCATGTTCATGGCGTAGGCCGTGCCGTTGTCAGTGAACACTGTGTTGTCTCTTTTCAAGACAGTAGTGGCCCGGCCTAGTAGCAAGTCGAAATTCCCCGCCGATGTTTCGACAGAACCAAGAGTCCTGAGACCGCCAATGATGTTGGCTCGCGGACTCCACACCTCGTCCACTAAAGCCATCTTGTAGAAGAAACTGTTGCCATCACTCACGTAGAGATTGTTGTCCGTGGCTTCATCCCGATGCAAAGTGAGTTCCACAGAAGAAGGCGCGATGGCTGCCAGTCTATCAGAGATGGGCAGTCCTACCTCCCGTATCTCTTCTGGCGCGATAGATAACAGTTCCCGCTCTGTTGTGAAGATGAACGCCCTATCTTCTGTCCCAGCTATGGCGCGGTTACTGCCGATGCCCAGCCTCTTTTGCCAGGGCATTGCGAAGAAGGATGTCTGGTCAATCCCACGAATCACAAACAGGTCACTCTCAGTAAATACTAGAAGTCCCACGGCGAAAGGGAATAGAGCTGTCACCTTGCCGGGGAAGTTGAAGAAGTTGAGGGCTGACCACGCCTCCTCTGGCACTCCGTTGAGTATCTCTCCGCCCCCACTGTAATAAACGATGTTGTCTACGGAGCCCCACATCCGGCCAGTATGGAAGACGATGTTGTTGATACCATCAGTGGGGGGGTTGTTGAGTCCTGCTAGTGGGGCCTTCAGGGTGCCAAGTGCTGAGTCTTCAACTTGGTCTACGAAATCCCACGTCCCACTGCCTGGGTTGGCGACTGTTCCTAACTTGAAGAAGATACCCCCACCGTCTGCATTACGATACACTTCAATCTGGTCTACCTGGCTATCGGAGCCGAAGTTGCCCGTCACAGTAATCGTCTTGCTTGTAAAAGGATTAGTGCAAGCCGATGCCGTTGATGCGGTGCTAATATGGCCGGTGCTGGTGTTCTTGTAGACGAAGCGGTATTCATATCCTCGTGCTGCCGTCAATGTCCCTGCGGTCTGCGCTGTGGTCGGCGTGTCAGTCGGCGCGACTATGCCCCACCGAGTCTGGTTGGTGCCGTCCCACTTCTGCTCCTCGCCGGTCTTGCCGTTGGCGAAGTAAAGCATACTGCCCACAGGCGCAAATGAGAAGGGCGTACTTTGGGTCGTTGGCGTGTAGAAAGTAGTAATGGTATTTGCGGCCACATCAATTGACCTGAGAGCAATGGTTGCGTCCACCACCAGCAAGAGGGTGTCGTCCAACTGTCGGAATGAGAAGAATCGCTGGGCACTTTCTCCCCCCGCCAATGCTGTACTGAGCAGAGCGTTGTAACCTGCTCTGCGTTTGACAGTATGCTGTGGCGTAATCTCACAGTTGAGACCATCGAGTAGGGCTGATGGGTTGTTGCCTGGCAGTGAGAATGGAGACCTATTTGACCAGAGCCCGATGGAGAAATTGCTGATATAGATGGGTTCAATAGGAACTATCGGAGGCATTTAGTTCGCCTCAGTTGTAGTGTTTCCTAGCGGTTGAGAGACAAGGGCATAGATACGAGCTTGGCCAGCATTTGTGTCGGCGTGGTCGTCGCCAGTCAAATCCATTTGAAGTTCAACTACCCCACCAGCCACGAACATGTACGGCGCGAATTTATCAGTGCTATCGAAGAGCAACGTGCCTTTACCGCCACTTGCCGTCGCGTCATGGAGTTCATAGATTGTAGCGGCTGAGAAAAAGTTGTCATCTAACACCAAGTCATTAGCCGAACCCCCGTTCACCCCAACTGAGCCAACAGCCGCAGAGAGTCCGACCGCCGCTTCCCACGCAGTCACAACTGTACCCACAATGTCGTGAATCATAGTATTGGCGGGGAATGTCCAGAGAGTAAAGGTGTCCGCTGTTGAGGCTGCGGTCATATCGGTGTGGTCTACCTGCTTGAAAATCCAACGGGGCATATTAGAGAGAGCCCCCTCAAGAGGATTGGCCACGGGTAGAATGGTATTCGTAAGTTCAGCAACGCCCACGAACTTTGCCAGACGAACGTGGTAAACGAGATTCTTTGCCGTAGCTGCACTACTATCCACGATAGCTGTGCCCGTTGTTTGAACTAGGTAAACAAAGTTGGACTCACTAGAGGCTCCGAAGGTGACGCCATCACCACTGCCCTCAAAGTACAGCCAGGCGACGCTATCCTTCGCTGTTCCCGCAAAATCTATTCCGTCTACTATACTTGCGCCTGACCCGTTCACTTCAAGGTGGATTACATCCGCGTCTGTTAGCTCCACGACCTTGTTTGTAATCCCCCCGTTCCGGGCGCGAACTTTATAGAAGCTGCCTCCACCGTTCCCATTGTGACGAAGAATGATGTCAAGATTATGTCCCGAAGTAATATCTATGTCGAGTAGGAATGCTCCTGTTCCACTAGTTTGGACATCAACCCCAACTTGGCCGGAGACTATTCCAGTCTTTCCTGTAATCTCCCCGATTTGTAAAGTATGGTTTTTCCCAGCGTTGATTAGGACTCCAGAGGCCGCATTGGAGTTACCCGATAGGTCAATCTTAGGATAGCCAAGCACGTTGATGTCCTCGCTTCCAGAGATGGTGATGGCTGCTGCGGTGCCGGAATACGTTAATACTGCTTGAGGAGAGAAAACAACTGAGGTGTCTGCCGTGTCGAACGTGAGGCCCGTGGCTCCTAGAGCGTAAGTTCCTGGGGGAACAAAGACAGACAGCTTAGGAGATTGGGCCTTCGCATTGTCGTAAGCGGCTTGAATCGTTGTGTACTTTGACCCGTCAACCACACGCACAGTATTCCAGTGCCCTACCGCTTCTGTATCTATGGTGAAGGGGGCGGTGGAAGTCGCAGTGAGCCCGAAGCCGGTGATTGTCTGAGCAGCGGCTGGGTCTTGAAGGACAGGATTGGCAAAGGCAGGGTCTACAATAGTAGGCGTCAAAGTGTCTAGGTCAATCGGAGACGCCCCACTAAACACCCAACGCTCTGGCCCAAACACTCGTGCACCATTGGAGTCGAACACAGTGGTCAGATAGAACGTGCCTGTGGGAGTGAGTTCATCATTGGCGAGGATGGTGAATGCAGAAGGCATATCACCACTAGAATCTAGGGTGGCAGTCACTCGCGTCGGAGCCACCTGACCACCCGCAATTATCATGGCGTCATGTGATAGCACGAACTCAATCGTCCCGCCGTTGACGACCGTACCTACGGCATCCTGGAAAGAGCCATTCTCTAGTGTCTTACTCACGTTTAATCTTCCTTAGTCTCTCTTGCTTCTCATGCTCCCACTTCATATCTTCGTAACCACCTCTGATGATGGCTAGGATTAGTAACACCCAAAGCCCGCCAAGAACAGCAAGCATAATTTGAAAGAACATAGTGACATCCTTTAACCTATCATTATGGGACGGCTAGGAAAGAAGCCTTCATGCTGTAGCTCGGCCTCGTCCTTGGCAGTCGCCCGTCCTATGTCTCTGAGAAACTTTCGGTACTCTGTCTCTGCCCTCGCATCATCCGCCATCTTGTACGCCATCGCTAGGAAGCCCTGCTGATAAACCCACGCCAAGTCATCTGGTATCGGCGACCAATCACCTCCCAAAGTCGTCTTAATGACTGGCTTCTTCTGATAGACTACATAGGCCCGCCACACCACAGTAGCAGGCACCTTCCAGAATCGAAGCGTAGTTGTAGTAGTCGCTTCCTTGAGGATGCAAACTTTCTCTGGATTGTCACGGATACTTTCTTTAGGCAGGTCTTGTACAGCTTCAATCTCACGGGTAGGTTTAAGTTGAGGAGAGGTTGACGTGTTGTCTTCGTCTTCGATGACACACGACTCCAGCCAAGACATGTTAGTCACGGTCTCAGCATAGTCCTGAGTGCCGTCTATGGTGATGAAGGAGGAGAGTTCGGCGCGATTGAACTTCCACTTATGGGGCGGGGACAGTATCTCCTGAATGACACTGTTGCAGATGGTCAAGGCAGGCTCGTTGGAGAACCCACCTATCCCAACGATAGGAACTAGCTTAGTGAACGTCCGCGCCCAATCCACTGTCTCCTGTAGAGTCTTGGTAGTCGCCATCGACTACCTCTACCCTACGATGTGGGGAGCGCGTGTGGGAATGCGAGTGAGGCGGTCGTACTCAGGATGGTCGGGCGCACAGGTCATGCCACAGAATTGGCAGACACCGCGCCGCACACCATCTGAGTTAGTCATCCACGCAATTCGACTAGTGTTGTCTTCGCGCAGATGGCCACAGAGTTCATACTTCGCCTCGTCATTGCGGCGCTTCTTCGCAATCTTCTCGCGCATCCTTAGACGAGAGTTTTCTTTCGACCTGAGAGCAGCCTCGTCCACGATGGGTGCGCGGGCGACTTTGACCAGCGATTCAAGCTGGTCGGGGGTCATTACAACGGCTCTTTCATCAGCCATTTAATTCTCCTTATTAGTTAGGATTCGTAGACCATGTCAAAGGTGAAGGCACCAGCATAGGTGTCCATCGCGCCATTGAAGTCTAGGGCAAGTCTGTCACCGGCTGCAAACACACGGTCTGCATCAGTAGCAGTCAGTGTGCCGTTGACTACGGTGGCATTGGTCGAGCTTAGGGCGAAGGCTCCGGTCAATAGAGCTTGACCAGAGGCAGGAATCTCTGTGCCTTCAGCCTTGCGAGGCATGCAGGTCTCGGTCGCATCCAGAGCAGTGTGGACTTCATTGGCTGCGAGGATTCGAGCAGTCCGTCCGGCGGGGCACGTCCAGATGTACTGGTCTACAGCAGCGGCAAGAATGTTGACGCTGATAGTAAAGCGGGCTCCAGCCTCAATCTGTCCGTCCTGGTTGACGTTAAAGACTACGTCCTGGGCGGTGGTGTTACCGTCCAAACCTTGGATAAGGTCGCCAGTCTGCGCTGTGCCGAGGAAACCCTCGACGACCAGCGGAACCTGGGCGACGTGGCCTGCCTCGATGCGGAGGCCTTCATCCGGCAACTTGAATTTGAAATGTCTACCTTTTGTTACAAATGTACTTGCCATTGCATATTCTCCTTAGCCATTCAGGCAAAGAACGGCTGTGTTGGTGTGGGTACTACAGACTACAGAGCTTCGGCCTCGAAGTAATCGCAGACAGCAAGTTGGTCGGCGTCCGATTCCTCGAAGTTGCCAACGAGAGTGAAGGCAATCTCGGCGGCGGGGTCAACGCTGGACGGGAAGTTGTCGATGACAGCTTCGGCGTCCAACAGTGAATTGACAATGCTCCAGCCTACGCCGTGCAGGTCTTGCTCACTGGCGTCAGTCTGAAGAGTCGCTTCGATGTACCAGGCAGCGTCGCCTGTGGCAATCTCTCTCGCGGTGCTAGCCTCGATGATGGTGTTGCTGCCAATCGTGGCCGAGTCGCCGTGATAGAGAGTGATGAGCAGCGTCCCGGCGGAGGCGGGCGTGGTTACACGGCCACCAGCCTTGACGCGGAACGAACGGCTGCCATCGACGGAAGCAGGTGGTAGGCGCAAGCGAAGGCGGTTCCCGTCTGTACCAGCGAACTGGAAGTCGGCCCCTGTACTCACACCACTGTTTGCTCCGGGCGCGAAGGCCGCTTTTGCAAATGTGTTAGCATTAGGCATTTATGTTTCTCCTATTTAAAGTCTGACACATGATAGTGCCAATACTTGTTCCAGTCAGCCGGTGTATATCCGTAGTGTGTACGGACGATTTCACTGACTTGACTGAAGGTGATGGCCTTCCGCTTCAGAAGATGCAGAAGAACCGTGCGCCAACCGCGACGCTCCTTGCAGGGGAGGTCGGCTCGGTCGGTTGTGATGATGCTCCACTCCGGCAAGAACCCGGTATTGAATGCCACCAGGTAGCGTTTGCCGCGAGTGTCGTGTGAATAGAAACCAGCCACTGCCGGGTCGTTGAAA